ATAGGAGAAGAGTATGCTGACGGTGACACAGACGAACCAACAAGTTAGAGAGAAATTAGAGAAAGACTTGGAGTTGTTCTTCGGCAAGGGCGGGCAAGTTAGACACCTACCTCCCTGCACCTACTCCAATCATATACTAACAGAGAAGCAGCGGTTCGATGCTCGCTTCGGTCAGAGGGGGAAGAAATGACGGATATAAATCAGGGGGATTTCTGGGTGGTAGATGACAGGCGTTCGCTTGAAGCTTTCATCAAGATGATGACCCAGATGTACGAGGAGAAGAAGTATCTGACACTCAAGATCAAGGGGGGTAAGACTAGAACATCAGCCCAGAACAACGCATTGCATGTGTACTGCCGACTACTAGGCGAGAAGCTGAATGACTCAGGGTTTGACATGAAGCGAGTCATCAAGCAGGAGGTGGATATACCGTGGTCACCATCTCTCGTGAAGGAATATCTTTGGAAGCCCATTCAAAAGATCGTAGCCAACGAAGACTCTACCGCGAAGGTAGGGTCGGATGATTACCACAACACCTACTCTGTACTGAGCCGACATCTCAGTGATAAGTTCGGGGTGTTCGTTGAGTTTCCGAGTAAACGCCAGTGATTATCTTTGATGATTTTGCGCGAGCCTTGGAGGAGGCCGAATGGTGTGCTAATGATGAGAGGGTTCTGTATTATGTATTCCCATTCAGTGACAAATTCTTGGTGCGCAAGAAGCACGGCGGTTCACCTAAACCCAAACGCCGACACATAGAGGTAGGCTTTCATCACAGGAAAGCAGGGAGGAAGCCCCATGTTTGAGATCACTTGCCTAGCTATGGCAATTTACTTCGAGGCTAGGTCTGAACCCTTAGATGGGCAGGTCGGAGTAGCGAATACCATCATAAATAGAGTGGAGTCGTCCAAGTTTCCCGATACACCCTGTCAGGTAGTCCAACAAGGCAGGTCACGGAACGGTCATATGCTCCGAAATCAGTGCCATTTCAGCTATTACTGCGATGGTAAGCCCGAAGTAATAGTAGACCAAGGGGCATACACTTTAGCCCTCAGTATCGCGGTAAATTGGCCTAATCTCGTTGACATAACCAGTGGTGCTACCTACTATCACAGAGATGACGTTCAACCCTACTGGATAAAAAGCCTAAACATCAGCCGCAAGATTGGTCGGCATATCTTTTATAACTAGGTGCATTTGAGGCTAGAGAATCATGAATGATCAACCACAGTACGATCCACCAGAAGATGTGAAGGCTGTATCTAAGACATACTCTGTCATGTCGAAGCTGTTTAGCCTCGCTCTACTCAAGCTGCGCTACGATAAAATGAATACGGCGAGCCAGATCCGAGCAGAGAAAACCATGTTTGCATTGCTTCACGAGAGAAACTGGGATGCCAAGAGCGATAGATAGGCGAAAAAAACGCAAGTCTAGACCAAAAACTAAGACTAGCGCCATGCTCAAGCAGGAGTGTTACAGGGCTATACAGAAACTCGCGAGGATAGCTGCGGCAGATGATCAAGGGTATTGTTCTTGTGTCTCCTGCGGCGTTACAAAGCACTACAAGGACATGCAGGGTGGACACTTTATCCCCAAGGGCAACTCGTCTTACTGGGCATTAGAGATAGAGAACATCCATCCTCAGTGCGCAGGGTGCAACATGTGGGGTATGAGGCATGGTTCTGCTGCTCAAGAGTATACTATGTGGATGGAAGACATGTATGGAAGAGACTTTGTCAAGGACATGATTGCTAAAAAGTCGTCCCCTGTGAAGAGATACAAGGCAGACTACGAGCAACTGCTATCAGGGTTTACCGAGCTTATCCGTAAGCACGAGAGGAGGATTGCATGAATTTCTATCAGGCTGTTGCTGAGTTAGCCAAGACACATGGCAATGCTCGCAAGAATCTACACAACCCACACACCGAACAGAAGGCTTTGGTGGAAGACCAAGACCCAATCGGCATGATGGGTGAGCTATACTTCGCTTTGATGTACGGCTACGCAGCAGACCTAAAAGAAAAGATTTCAGGCGATGATGGGTACGACTTCACGATTCCGCTAAAGTTTACGGTAGATGTAAAGACAACAGTTAAAACACCGAACGCTAAGAATCTATTCGTCAAGCAAGGCACAGTCAAAGCCGACATATACGTTCTCGCGATGTACGATGATGAGAAAGTACACTTGGTCGGGTGGGCTTGGGGGAAAGAATTACTAGCAATTACCCCTCGCGACTTTGGTAGGGGTAATATCAACCACTATATACCCATAGAAAAGCTAAGATCTATGGACTCATTAACCGTAAGGATGTAAAAGATGGACGAAGAAATCTACATAGAGATGGTGTCCTCTGAAGAAGCATACGAGTGGATCAACGACATGATACAAACCCTTGAAGGTCATGACCGTGATGTCATAGGTACAATAGGGTTGATGCTTGAAGACCTAACCGATTTCGTAAACAAGAATGAGTTCATGAAGAAGCACTTCATGCAGTTCATTGAAGATAAACATGATAGCGAGGAGTTACTACATTGAGCGCAACAGACCATCAAGTAGCGGGAGACCACTACCAGAAGCTAAAGATTCAACCTATTGAATACATCCTCGCGAATGAGATGCAGTTCTGTGAGGGGGCAATCATCAAGTACATCTCTCGGTGGAGAGACAAGGGTGGGATAGAAGACCTGCGGAAGATCAAACACTTCTGCGACTTCTTAATTGAGAACGAGGTTCAGGAAGCACCCCTCGCTGACATGAGCGAGAGGCGTGTCCCTAAGTTTTAGTCGCGGTTTCGCTCTTCTCTTTCTAGGAAGTCTTCAATGCCGCCGCCAAAGAAGTTGTAAAACATATCGCCAAGTCCGGGGAATCTTCTGAAATTCTTTTTGTCCAGTTCAGACCAGTCATAACCATCAACGGTTAATTCCTTTATGATGTTAGCTGAGTCTTCTGCAAAATCTGCCACAGCAAGAACGGCAGGAGAGGCCATCCCCACAGTTACGTCTCTAAAACGTAAGTCTGCAAACTGTTCTTTACCAAAGTTAGACGAACCCATCATCGACATCATATAATTACTTGTGTGTTCGGGTATTCTATCTAGATCAAAGCCCCTGCCCTTAATTGCATTTCTAGCTTCTTGCACAACGGATTGACCGCCTCCAATTATCACGGTGTAAGCCACTGCGTTTTTCCCTGCTTGTTTATAGTTGCCTTTTATGGCCTCGTCAATCACGCTGTCTTGCAACAATTGAATCTGTTTAAGAGTAAAACTTCTTAGCTGATAAAATATTCTTCCGTTCGGATTTTCTAAATACATTTGCGGCATATCACTTAACGAGATGGGCTGCGAGCCAGACAGCTCATTCCATAGCAGTAGCTTGGTGTTTTCCGTTACTTTTCCTGCCTTTAAATCATTGACTAAACTATCAAACTCATCACCAAATGTTTCGCCCCATTCTTCTTTGAATTTTTTCAATCCCTTTTCAGATTTGACGAGCCGTGTACTTTTGTTCCAAGCGCCTTGAATTAAGGAGTTTTTGCCAAACCGATCTACGGCTCTAAATCCACTGTATTTAAAAAGGGTATCTTGCAGAGATTTGCTGAATCCTTTTACGGTTGCTAAGTCTGTTGCGATATAATTTGATAAACCAAAATCATCTACATTTTGTACGTTCTTCCCTAGAATTGTTTGAAGTATAGCTTTCCCTCCATCGCCTCCATAGCGATAGATATTGGTAAGCTGATCTGCAAATTGAATAAAAGCCGCAGCGGGATTACCAAGCAGCAAACTACTGCTCCAAGACCTTAGCTCTTGCATAAATCTATAAGGAGATTTTTCTCCTTCGTTAAATCTCAGGTTAAGCATTTTAATTAACTCATCTGCATCGCCCACTACCTTGCCTTCGGCTTGAAGTTGTCTGGTTAACGCTCCCACGCTTTTGCTAATATCAAATTTTTCACCAGAACCCGCTGCGGCGTTAGAGCCTTTAAAGAATTTGTATTTTTCTACATGGTTGATAGTTTTATTAATATAGCTTTCCAAAGCTTGCGCTGCATTGTCTGGGTAAAACTGAAGCAGGTCATCATTTAGCGTCTCTAGCATCCTTTGCTTGCCAGAATTAAATCCTCCAGTAGCAGCCCCGCCTGTAGGTCTGTCAAATAAGCTGTCAAATACATCGTCTTTTTGTTTTTCGGTTAAATCGTCTATTGGTTTGGCTAATTTTTGCGCTGCTTTCTTTAAAGCCGCTCTATACATTAAAGATTGTTGATTGCCAAAAGCTTGTAACAGCCCTTCTCTTTCGATTCTTCCGCGCGGGAAATGCCCTGCAAGATATTCCACACCCCCTAGCCCTGAATCAGCATACATGTGCATTTCATCTAGGGTGTCTTTGGTTGCTTTCATTATTTCGCGAGCGGTCATAGTGTATGGTTTCTTGCCAGTATCAACTATCACTGAGCCTTTTGCCGTTCTACCTGTAGGAATTCCTCCCCTTGTTATGACTGAGGTTATCCCCGAATCTTCTGCAAGTTTAGTAGCCCCTGCCCAATCTCTATTCTTTAATCGTTTTGTAAACTCAGCTTGGGCATCTTTAGAGAATTTTCCAAACATGATTTGAAAGGGTCTGATTCTTTGAAGCATCTCTTGCGATTTAATAGAAGAATCTTTTTCAAATCTTTGTAATCGATTTGCAATCACAGGGCTGTACTGTTTAACTTTTCTTATTGTGGTCTCGATTAGCTTGTTAGCCATACCGTTTTTAACTGCACTCGCGGAATTGAGTGCAACTTGAGTTTCTAAGACTATTTTATCTAACTCTAAATTCCAAGGTAGATCTAGCTTGGTGTTTGAATTAATGACAGCATTTTCAACCTCGTCAGCCGTTAAACCTAATCTTTTAGAGGCTGCTAACAATAACCCCTCGTCATCTACCATGCCTTCAGCTCTAACCTCCATCATTTTACTGTTAATGGAGTCCATAGTTTCTTCTGCCGAAGCGGATTTTTTGGCAGTTCGTTTTTGATTTAACTTAGCTTTTAGCTTGTTCGCAGCAGGTGATAATTTTTCAGCAATGATTGGCGCAACAGTTCTTCCGAGTTTCATTACAGCAGGAGTTATTACAGCCCCTCCTACCGTGTATTCAGCCGTACTTTTTAAATCTACCTCACCCTCTTCGACCAAGCTTCTCAAAGCTTCATAGCCACCTGAAATTACAGCACCTATAGCAGCCATAGCTTTGTAAGTTTGGCCTACGGGCAGCGCCGTTGTAGGGTCTGCTAACACCCCCAAAACTGTTCCTACAAATCCTGCGCCTCCTGTAGACTGGCCGGACTCTGCAAGCCGAGTTAATTCAGGATACTCTTGCGCTAGTTCTTGTTGTCTTACTTGTTGAATTCTTTCTCTACGCTGATCAACAGTTAAATCCATAAAGTCTTCGCCGTACATTTCTTTAGGCGATACATAGATTCCTGCTCCGCGATATTTGTCACTAAATAAATTTAACCTACCAATAGGCATAACGGCATCTAAAGCAAGGTCAGCATTTTGCGTGAAAGACTCTGTTGCATCAAATTCATATTTAATTTTAGCAATAGCGCCAAACTCATCCATTTGTTCTTTGTTTAGTTCGTTAATTTGTTCTTGCGATAACTGAGGAGGAGGCGCGCCCAAGGCAGTTAATGCCGGTAAGTCATAATCCGCGCCAAGAGATTCTCCTTGGACGGCTGCTTCGGGAGTTGGAGTAGTCGCGCCCATATCTATGTTTTGTTTTGCGGCAACATATCTCAAAACTTCAGCTTGGCTTACCCCTTCAGGAGCATCAACTTCTTGTGTTGTCCCGTCCGCAAGCGTAATTAAAAATTTAGGCATAATAAGATCCTATTGCGATTCAGGAACTGGAGTAATAGTCATACCCTTTTCTTCCATGTCCCGAATAAATTTTTCTTCATCAGATAACTCTGGCTGATTATTTGTAGCAGCGCCGGACTGATTAGTGTCTTTAGCTATCTCGGACGGCAACAGTCCCGCAGACAGTATTGTGCTTAGTATTTTAGTCAACCCTTCTCTTTCTAGTCTTGGCGCGTCATCTATTTTTTGCAATTCGTTTCTTAATGAAGCAATGCTTAGAGTATAAGATTCATTATTGCGTTCAGCGTAATTATGAATCATATCAGTCAAGGCGTTTTCGCCTGTGCTTTCATCGCCTGTTGTTAAATCAAATATTAAATACTTTTTAAACAAGTCTTCGTTTCGTAAAGCGTCTTTGATTGTTTTTTCTCTTGTTGTAGAAAGGTTTGGCACATCCCTGTCTCTGTTTGTAGCAGTTCTTGCGCTTTGCCCTATGACGTTTAATTTGTCGCCAGTCTTCTTATCAAAAGTCATAATCATATTTCGACCAGTGCTTTGATCAAAAACAGTATAGACACCTATGTCTTTGTCCATGCCTTGCTTGAATTGGTTTTCAATTAAACGCAACTCATTTAACGGGATGAAAGCATCTTCATTGCTTAGCAACTCAATATAATTATTTTCTGGATCTGTTGCTATCATCTGCTCAACAAGGCTTGCTTTTAATAAATTAGAAGAGGTTATTTCATTTTCTCTAGCAGTTTCGTCTCTTAATCTATCCGCTTGCCTGTTGTTGAAATCTGTAATGCTATTATCAAATTGTTCTCTAGATCTTTTTTGATCTTCAGTTTGCCATTCAAACTGGGTATCAGACTTTACTTCTGATCTTTTTGCTCGCGCCGCAGCTTCAGCTGCGTATTCCGCTTGTGCCTCTGCTCGCGCATCGGCTGCATCTTGACGGCTGATTGTGCGTTTTTGAGCTTTGGTTTCTTTATCTAGAGCTACAGCTGCTTGACGAAGACTTGCGGCACGAACAGGGTCTGTTGATTGCAGTGCATTAGCAGCGTCAATTAATCCTTGCGGTGTAGTAAAATCCATTTGACCAATTTTTTCCTGCATCTTTTCAGAGTCAGTCCTTGGATCTAACCCAAGCATAGGCTGTACTGCACGGCGCAAGTCTTCGTTACGCTGTACACCTAGCTGACCTGCCATCTGAGCAAGAGGGGCTGCCGCTCTAGCTAATCCGGTAAGATTAGAAGACAACAACCTGCCTTGTGTCATGCCCTGCTGTAGTAGCTTTTCTTGACGCTGCTCAGGAGTATCAATGATATCCGCGAAGAGTGTGTTTATATTGATAGGTGTCATAGTTATTGCCCCGGAAATAATGGCGAGTTAGGATTTAGACCAAAACCACCAGAGCCAATAGTAATCATAGGTTGACTAGAGGCAGGAGGATTAGCGGCAGCTTGCTCGCCCTTCAGCAAATCAAACAGACCTTGAAATTGCTGCTGACGCAATGCCGCTGCCAGACCTTCAAAACCTAGCTGCGCTTCTAGTCCTGACTCTGCCAGTCCTGCTCCTGTAGTTATGGCGCTTGACTGCAATGCTGCTCTAATTCTTGCTTCCTCTAATGCAGGGGCAAGATTCGCGAGGAGTTGGTTCTGTCCTTGATAAGCAGCAGGTAAAGACTGTAGACCTAACTCGCCTAGCAGTCCTAGTCTTGCTCGTGTCTCGCCTAAGCCTTGCAGTGTTTGCTGTGACGTTAACGCTTGCTCTGCTCGCGCCTGTTCCATAGCGGTTAGTGCAGAACCTGCTTGCTGCTCCTGTATAGCCTTCTCAAGGGCTAGTTGCTCCGGTGTACCGCCAAACATACCTGTGCGGACACCTGTCCTTCCCTGTCCAAATAAACGCTCCTCAAGTGCTAGACGCTGTCGCTCCTGCTCAGGTGCTTGCAGGGCTGTGAGGTTGCCCATAATCTCTTGCTCTCGCGTAGCCCTTTGCGTAGGGTCTTGCGTAAGCATGCCTATCACAGATGCTTGTTCGTCTGCGCGAGCTTGTGGGTCATCCAAGAATCCAAATGCACGAGTACCAAAACCTAGCATCCGCTCTTGTAGAGCCTGTTCCGTAGGGCTTAGCATTGTATCCATGTTGCCCGTAGAACTAAAAGTAGCCCTTGCACCAGTAGGCGTGGTAATGCCAAACGGTTTAAACTGAGACTCAGCCTTAACCATGCCAAGCAAGCCGCCTTCAGGAACGGTGTAATCCGAACCATAGATAGCTGTGGTAGCGTCTTTGCCTAGACCTCTGATGTCTTTGATTGCTTCGTTCTGTGCAGCAAAACCACCTAAACCCGACAGGAGGTTGCCTGTTTGACTGCCAATTAAATTAGTAAGCCATTCCATTAGTAAGTACCTCCATCAATAGTACCAAACGTAGACGTACCACTAACGGTTAGGTTAGCTGCGGTTACCGTTCCTGTAAATGTAGGAGACTCAGAGTTTGATTTGCTGTTTACTGCTACAGCAACTGCATCGTACTCAGCCCCTACCTCAGTGCCTTTGATTACTTTAGCGGGGTTACCACTAACCAAAGCATCCTTGGCTGCGAAGTTTGTTATCTTCGTGTAGTTAGACATTACACAATCCTTCCCATTAGGGCTTGAATATTAATTTCTTGCAAGGCAATGGTCTTGCCATCAACTGTGGTCTCTACGCCAACGGCTACTACTGTACCCTGTCCTGACGTATTGATTTTCTTTCGCGTTATTAGTGCAATAGAGGAAGAATACTCTGCCTCGGTGTT